CACAAGGGCCGGCCAACCGGCGACACCAAGGAGGTGTTCCGCTCCGCGAGCGGCGTCACCTTCATGGCCAAGGGGATCGACGCCAAGAACCTCGGGCGCAAGGAGAAGCGCGTCCGGCCGGACCTGGTTGTGATCGACGACATCGAGCCCATCGGCAAGTACTCGAATGAGGCGCGCACCGAGCGGCTGAACCTTATCACTCGGGCCATCCTGCCGATGAACCTGAATGCCGCCGTGTACATCGTCGGCACGGTCGTCCGGTACGGCTCGATTATGCACGATGTGGTGAAGGCTGCCACAGGCGGTGGCGTTGCGGATTGGATCCGCGACGAGAACTTCCAGACCAAGTACTGGCCGGTCTATGGCATCAACTCGCAGACCCGGACTGAGGAGTCGTTCTGGCCTGAGCGGTACTCGCTCGCCTGGATCAAGTCACAGATCCACATTGACTCGTTCCAGCTATCCCACATGAACCAACCGGTTACCGGTGGCGACGGACTATTCTCCAAGCGCGACCTGCACTACGGCGCGCCATTCAAGCCGTACTCGCATGTCATGGCGATCGACCCGGCCGTCACGGTTGGGGAGAAGTCTGACTTCACAGGCATAGCCATTGTCTCGTTCGACGGCGCGGACATGAACGCGTTCATCGAGTACGCCAAGGGCGTTAAGCTCGGGCCGGAGAAGATGCGCGAGTTGGTGCGGCTATTGCTGGAGCACTACCCGCAGATTGACACCGTGCTTATCGAGACGATTAACGGCGGGCTGTATGTCGTTGATGCGATTAAGCCGGTGATCCCCTCGCATGTGCAGCTCGTGGTGCGGAACGAGTACGCGCCAAAGGCATCCCGCATCCGCCAGCTCCACGACTATTGCCAGCGCAAGTGGGTATTCTGGAACACAGGCCTGAACGAGGCAGTAGACCAGGCGCTGTCGTACCCGGTTGTAGAGCATGACGATGTCATTGACGCAATCGCCAAGGCGACCCACTACAAGTTGGAGAAACGGCATATCCCGCTCGCCGGGTAGAATCGAGGGAGCCTAATGCCTCAGGAGGAGCCGTGGGATGGAACCCAGCGGACCACCCCCGCTACCCAAACGGGAAGTTCCGACCCAAGTTCAGCCAGTCCGTCCGATTGTCGCCCATCAGCGTCTCGTACAACGCCGGGTTGCGAGTTCCCATTGTGCCTGGACGCGCGAACCTGTACCTTGGCGCACTTGCTCGGGTAGAGCGCTCGGGCCGGGCGGGCGGCGTGTTCCAGCAGCACATCGACCGGGCGGTGCACGCGGTATCCGCGAAGCTCGGCGACCCGCATGGCACCTCGAACCTCGCCCGGTTGCTCAAGGGCCACGACATCAACACCAAGGGTGGCTTTCGGGTCCAGGGGCCGACCAAGCTCGTCAACGCGCCGACCTTCCGCGTGTCCTCCACGCCGGCCAGCCGTGAGAAGGGCTTCGAGCTGCAGAAGGCGGGCCAGCCGCGCTCTGCGCGACGCAAGCCGCGCGCCCGCTCGCACGCCATGGCCACGCCCTCGACCATTTCGCAGGGCATCCGGACCCAGAAGCCAAAGGCCATCACCAAGGGCCCGCGCCGCGTCCGGAAGTCGAGCACGCGCGGACGCAAGGTGAGGCGTTGATTGGGCTACGCGAGCGCTGGCGACGTCGTCGCAACCTCAAGCGGCTCCTCCAAGGGTGGGTCGCGGAAGTCGACGAGCAGCCGCTGCCAACCATGGATCACGTCTACCTCCGATACATCGCTGGGAGGTGTGAGAATGGCGCGTGGCAAGGCAAAGGGCGGTCGGGGAAAGAAGGACCGCCGGAAGAAGCGTAACCGCTGACAGATACCATCGGGGTATGACGTTCGAGTGCATGCCCGAGGACATGGCCCGCACTCTCGTTCGTGAAGCGCAAGGCGCCGCTCCGGATGAGATGTGCGGGTTCATTGTTGAAGGGTGGAATTACGTACCCGTCCCGAACTGCCACCCAGAGCCGCAGCGGCACTTCTCCATGGCGCAGGACGACATCCTGGAGATGCTGACGCATAACGCGCACAAAGTGCTCGGGATCTACCACTCGCACCCGCGCGGATCTCGGGAGCCGAGCGAGAACGATGTGGTCATGATGCAGAACTACACGCCGCATGGGTTCCGGTTCTGGATCGTGACCTTCAATGACGTGTTCGAGTGGAGGATCCATCGTGACAAGCCCTGCCCGGTCCGGCGCGACGGGACAACCCCAGGACCCGATGGATTGGCTTACGCGATACTTGCGCCTACAGCGTAGGTACGACGCTCAGGTTAACGCCCGCCTGCGGGAGGCTATGGCGGACGCCGAGCGGGACATCGAGCGACTCGGCGACGGGGTGGGAGCGCTGGTGCGGTCGGTGCAGCTCATGCAGGCCATGACCTCGATATCCGGCACGCTGGCCAGCTTCTGGAACGCTATGGGCGACATCATCGCGGCCGGCCAACAGGACGCGGCGACCGAAGCGCTCCGTATGTCGTTCGACTGGGACGCGGTGCTGTTGAAGCTCGGGCTGACCGCGGCGCAACGCGGGGCGATGCGGCGCTCGCTGACGGAGGCCGGGCGGTTCAATGTGGAGGCGATGCTGGCGCGGGTCTACAAGACCCGGCTGCCGCTCGCCCAGCAGGTCTACAAGACCGGAGCCCTGTCGCAGGGCTGGGTCGAGTCTCGGCTGGACAAGGGCATCGCGCGCGGCCTGACTGTGGCGGAGCTGGCCAAGGAGGTCCGGGACTTCATCAACCCCCGGACACCGGGCGGGGCGACCTACGCGGCACGCAGGCTGGCCAGAACCGAGATCAACGCAGCGTACCACGCCGTCACGATCGTGCACGCCGAGGACAAGCCCTGGGTCACCGGCATGAGGTGGCGCTTGAGCGGGAGCCACCCGACCCGGGACATCTGCGACGTGTACGCCAGCAACGACCACTCGGGCCTGGGGAAGGGCGTGTTCTCGCAGGACGAGGTGCCGCCTAAGCCGCACCCGCAGTGCCTTTGTACCGTATTCCCCACGTTGCTGCCTGTAGAGGTCTTCCTGGACCAGTTGAAGAATGGCATGTACGACGACTACATGTCGGCTACCTACGGCCTGTAGCTCCAGATCCGGTATCATAAGTGGGGTCAAGTCTGGCACCATTCTGGAGGACCACTTAATGAGCACGAAGCTCGCCAAGGAGCGGATGACCCGCGTACTTGGTGTCTCGTCCACCGGCTTTCCGATCTACGCCATCTCGGGGTCCGAGGGCGAGAACGAAGGCAACGGCAACGAGGGCACCGAAGGCAAGGAGAAGGATGGCAACGAGGGCACCGGAGGTTCCGGTGGCGACTCGGGCCAGAGCACTCCGCAGCCCAAGATGGTCTCGGAGGAGGAGTTCCAGACCATCCTGCGTCGTCTCGAAGCGGCCGACAAGGCCAAGGGCGAAATGGAGAAGCGTCTCCGCGCCATCGACGACAAGGACAAGTCGGAACTGGAGAAGGCCAAGCAGGAACTCCAGGAGCTGAAGGACCGCGCGGACCGGGCGGAGGCAGCAGCGCTGCAGGCCCGACTCGCGGCCGAGATCCTGAGGTTCCCGGGATTCGTCTGGCACGACCCGGAGGCTGTTCTGAAGATGGTGGACATGGAGATGATCTCCGTGGACCCGGACACGGACAAGGTCGTCGGCGTGAAGGACGCGATCAACAAGCTGGCCAAGGACAAGCCCTACCTCCTCAAGGGGAAGCAGGACGGCGACAACAAGAAGTCGGGTGGAGCGGGCACGAATGGTGCCAGCGGTCACAACCCGGCGGGCGGGGGTGACACCACGGACAAGAACAAGCTCCGTGACGAACTCCGCAAGAAGTACAAGGTCAGGTAACAAGCCATCGAGATAGAGAGGTAGGGAACCGCTCGTGGCGGCTTACGACAAGTACGACTCCAAGATCAGCGGACCGCGGTCATTCCTCGCGGCCGACTGGTCGTCCAGCGACCTGAACAAGGTCGTGGGGGTCGGCTACAACGCATCGGGCCAGCTCGTGAAGGGCGCCGGTGTGACCGGCATCATGGGTGTCCTGGTCCTTTCGCGCGTCATCAAGGCGGGCCGCGAGCCGGTCGACCCGATGAAGCGCGGCGAGATCACCGCGTTCGACAAGGTGGGCAAGCCCTCCACGACGTTCGCGGCTGCGGCCCCGGGCACGCGGTACGCGGTCGACAACACCACCGGCGCCGTCGAGGCGCTCTCCGGCTCGACCGCCCCCGCGGCGGGCAAGACCTACATCGGACACACGGTCGAGGCCGGGCGCCTCATCGTCAACGTGGCGGAGAAGTGAGCATGAGCAACAAGACGCTCTCCCGCGACTACGCCAAGTGGTCGCTGGACCAGAACCAGGAGGCCGTGGGCAAGCTCCAGGTCTTCCAGGGCCCGACCGCTGGCACCGCGGCATCCGCCAACCTGCTCCGGACGCTGGGCTTCCTGCCCGGCATCTCGGGCTCCGAGGTCGGCGGTTACCAGACCCAGGGCGACATCGTCCAGGCGACCAACGACGGCATCGACCTCAACGCGCTGTGGGCCGAGTTCCAGCAGGTCCTCGACATCTACAACGAGAAGCGCGCGGCGCTCGTGGCGCTGATGACCTTCCCGGTGCAGCAGCTCATCGAGACGGTGCCGCAGGGCGGCGAGGCCAGCTTCGAGATGGCGTCCGAGTTCGGTGAGCCCAAGGCTCTCCGCGCGGACATCAACTACTTCCAGCTGGCGTACGACTTCAAGGACTACGACCTGGCGACCCGCTACACCTGGAAGTACCTCCGGGACGCGGACGCCCGACAGGTCGAGGCGCTGCACCAGCAGGCGCTCGGCGCGGACAACCGCCTGATCTTCAAGAAGGTCATGGAGGCGCTGTTCGTCAACGCCAACCGCGACGCCGACATCAACACCCAGAACTACACGGTGTTCTCGCTGTACAACGGCACGGACGGCGCCGTCCCGCCGAAGTACAAAGACATCACGTTCGACAACACCCACAGCCACTACATGACGAGTGGCAACGTGGTCGTGGACTCGGACGACCTGGAGGACCTGTACGAGAACGTGGCCCACCACGGCTACGGCATCGAGCAGGGCACCACCTTCGTCCTCCTGTGCAACCGGGATGAGATCAAGGAGATCCGCAAGTTCAAGGCGGGTCAGGTCAACAACAACTCGGCCGAAGCCACGTTCGACTTCATCCCGGCCGAGGGCCAGCCGGCCACCATCGTGCCGAACGAGGCAGGCCTGCTCGGCTCGCGTCCGGGCTCGACCTGGAACGGCCTCCCGGTCATCGGCTCGTACGCCGGCATCCTCATCGTGGAGGAGGCGTACATCCCGAGCGGCTACATGGTGCTGCTGGGCTCGGGCGGCGAGGGCGACCTGCAGAACCCCGTCGGTCTGCGGGAGCACGCCAACCCCGCCTACCGCGGTCTGCGCCTGCTGCCGGGCAACCAGCAGCGGTACCCGCTGATCGACTCGTACTACGCGCGTGCGTTCGGTACGGGCATCCGCCAGCGCGGCGGTGCGGCGATCATGATGATCGGTGGCAACGGTACCTCCGCCACCTACGCCGTGCCGACGCAGTACGCCAACAACGGCGTTCTGGTCGCCTGAGAGGGGCCTGACTGATGTCTGTGCAGATCGACCCGAACCACAAGTACACCGATGAAGAGCGTGCGTTCCTGATCGCGCGTGGTCGGCGGCACCTGGTCCTGCAGAACGACCGTCGGTTCGCCGAGGACGCTTCGAGTCCCGCTCCCCAGGACTCGAAGACGCCCGAGCAGGTGGAGTGGGAGGAGCAGGTGAATGAGCTCACCGTCGCGGAACTCCGCGATGAGCTCGCCAACCGCAACCTCGACACCAAGGGCAACCAGTCCGTGCTGCGCGAGCGGCTGATCGAGGCTGGTCCCGAGTCCTGATCGGGCGGAATGGAACGGGGGCTGGCCGGCGCAGGCTGGCCCCCGTTCCCCATTTAGACTGGAGTAGGAATGGCACCGGTACTCGCGGGACAATATGGCCCGGAAGGGCTTGAGTTCCCGGACGGTCGTCCTGCCCGGAACACGCCCGTTCGGGTGGAACGGCTCGATGGCGCATTGGCGGCTCTGTACGCCGACAAGGAGCGCACAACCTCCGCGCCCAACCCCGTCACGACTGACGGATATGGCAACGTTTGGTTCCTGGCAGCGCCCGGCGAGTACCGCCTGGTTGTGAATGGGAACTCCATCCCCATCCTCGTCCCTGTGCATCCGCTCGACCCCGGCTTTGGCGTGGGCGGAGAGGGCGAGGGTGGATACATCCACACGCAGGTTACCCCCGCCAGCCTGGTCCAGATCACCCACAACCTACCGTGGCATCCGGGCGGCATCCAAATCATCGAGAACAGCGGCGACATCGTGGAACCCGAGTCGATCAACTACCCGTCCCCCGGGGTGTTGGAGATTGGGTTCCAGATAATGTTCGCTGGCAAGGTCTACCTCTCCTGAAAGGCTCCCCGCCATGGCACGCAAGGTTGGTACCGATCTCAGCCTGATGGGCTTCGCGCTCATGTTGGCCAAGATGGACCCGGTCTCGTCCGA